ATATGGCTCCTTTTGGATTTATGGATGATGGAATGGAAGATGATAGTTTTATTGAAGATGGTGACAGGTGGTATTCAAATGCTTCTGAGTATGGAGAATCATCCTATATGTGGGAGTATTTGTCCTAATGATTGATACCTCACCAAGTTCGATTAGAGTATTTTTTATAATTACTTTATCAATTGCCTGGTTAATTATTTTTAACATTTCAACAGAGGACTAATGGAATTAACTGAAGAAAACGTACTCAAAGTGTTAGAGGAACTTATTCCTTATATTGAAGCAGATGGTGGATATCTTCAACTTTATGAAATCGAACACGAAACAGGATATGTTAAAGTAAAATTAGGTGGTGCATGTGAGACATGTGCTATGAGCACCATGACTTTGAAGCAAGGTATAGAAAAGAAATTAATGATGGAGATACCAGACGTGATAGGAGTTGTTCAAGTATTATAATGGAATTTGATGATCAATTGAAACTTGGGCATTTATTGCTCAACGATAGAAAGTGTCGAGTATGTGGAGAAGAGAAAAATTTAATTGATGGGTTTTATAGAACTCGTAAAAATAGTTCTACAGCATCATCATATTCATATGAATGTAAAGTGTGTACAATTAAAAGAATAGTAGGGAATAGAAAGAAAAGAGCACCCTTTATTGACTGGCAGTATCCTGATTGGTAGTGTTCATGCAATGTTTCCCCATTGAAAAAGAACATTTTAATAAATAATTTCAGAAGATTTCGAGATTCGGAGAGTAAAAGATGCCCGTAAATTTAGCATCTCCAGGTATTGTAGTTAGAGAGGTTGATTTAACTATTGGCAGAGTTGACTCTGCAACAGATAAAAATGCTGCAATAGTAGCACCTTTTACAAAAGGACCTGTAAACCTACCTATAATAATTGAAAGTGAGCAAGATTTAATAGATAATTTTGGTAAACCACAAAATGTGGATGATCAAGTAGAATACTGGATGGTAGCATCATCATATTTGGCCTATGGTGGTCAGATGAGTGTTGTTAGAGCAGCAGATACTGGATTGGTAAACGCCACTGATGATGGTGGTACTATTGTAATCAATAGTGTAGATGATTATGTTAATAAAGGATATGATGAAAATACCTTAGCAGGAACAGTAATTGCATCTAGAAATCCTGGAACATGGGCAAATGAAGTAAAGGTTGCAATTATAGATGGTAAAGTAGATCAAACATTAACAGTAAGTACAACTGGTGCTCAAGTAGGATATGGATTCACACAAGCAGTTCCAGCAGGAACTGTTGTTGCTAAAAAAGGAGTAGGTGCTGGAACAACTGAACTTTTGGATGGATATTTTAAAGGTATCATTACTGAAATAGGAACAGGAACTCTTGGTGTTAAATTTCTTTCTCGTGTTTCTGCTGCAGGAACAGAAACCGAAGTAGATTATGAAGCATCAGGAAAATATAAATTTGGAAATGTAGAATCTAATATCCTGAACAACTCAGGAGTTTCACAAGCAACACCAACTCCAAGTGCTAATGCAGATTGGTTTGATAGTCAAACAATCACAACCATAAATGGAGATCCAATTAGTTGGAATCAAATTGCAGAAAGACCAGGAACATCTGCATATGCAGCAGCAAGAAACTCAAGATTTGATGAAGTTCATGTTGTTGTAATTGATGATGATGGAGATGTAACTGGAAACGCAGGAACAATTCTCGAAAAGCAGTTAAGTCTTTCAAAAGCAAAAGATGCTGAGTTCTCTGCTGGAACATCTTCTTACTGGAGAAAATTCCTTCTAAACAATTCAGATAATATTTTTGGATTAAGTGGTCCTACTGGTGCTGTAACTACAGCATTCTCAAGTGGATTTACAAAAGTTACTGATGAAGCATGGGATCAAAATGCTCAGAATATTAAATTTGCTGCAAATGGTAATGTAGGATATGCATTAACAGGCGGTAAAGATTATGGTGGAAATGATTATAATGATGGTACTGTAGGTGCTTTAACAGCAACATTAGGTAATCTATCTGCTGGATATGGTTTATTTGAAAATACTGAAGAGTATGATATCGATTTCTTACTCATGGGTTCTGGATCACATCCAACAGTAACAGCACAATCACTTGCAAACAAGTTAATCTCTGTCGCTGAAATTAGAAAAGATGCGATTGCATTTATTTCACCCAATAAGTCAACATTTATTACTGGTGCTGGAACAACAACTGCTAGTTTAAATTCTTCAGTATCTACTACAGATAATGTTATTGAATATTATGCCCCAATTACATCATCAACATACGCAGTATTCGATAGTGGATATAAGTATATGTTTGATAGATTTGGAAGCACATTCCGTTATATTCCATTAAATGGTGATATTGCAGGAACCTGTGCTAGAAATGATATTAATAACTTCCCTTGGTTCTCACCAGCAGGAACAGCAAGAGGTGCAATACTAAATGCTGTAAAACTTGCATACAATCCAA